AGTCCCATTGTAGCCATGTGTTTGTCTCCAATTAATGTTTATTATTATTAAGGTTGGATTCTACCTTCTCTTACGGCTTTATCGATTTCTTCTTCGTACTTCGCATACTCATTAACTGACATCTTCGAAATTTCAGCATTAGACCAAACTTTTTTCTTTGGTAATTCTGATTCAGTTGCTTTAGCAGTTTTTGTTATAGCTTTAGCTGCTTCTTTTTTAACAGCGGTTTCCTGTTTCTTAGAGAGCTTACTAATTCCTTTATCCATTTTATACAAATCAATAGCTCTTCCAGCTAATGATGCATTGGATGTATTTTCATACAGCCAACCCTGTATAACAGGATCTTGTTTAGTAGCCCAATCATGAAATTCGTCTTTTGAACGAATATCTTTATAATCAGGATGTGCTTTTAACAATTCTACTTCTGCTTTTTCCCTATTAATTTGTTCCTGTTGTACTTGAAGATTTTGATACTTAGTCTCCATCTCTTTTGCACGACTGTCTGCTTTGTCCATAGCAATGGTTTCAACCATTTCATAAACATCAGGGTATTCCTTTCTCCAAGATTCTAATTCTTCCTTAGATTTAGGTGGAACAAACTCTTTCGTTGATTGCTCAAGTTGAGTTCTTAAAGTCCGAACTTCATCTTTATGCTTTCCGAGTGTAGAATCATAGTGTCTCTTCAAATCGTCATAACGTTTCTTAAAGACACGTTCTTCGGCATTTTCAGGGCGTTCAGTTGAAGGAGTTGCTTCACCATCTAAGCTTGCAATTTCTTCTGATGCTTCAGTGTCCTTTTGAACGGTTGCTGTGTCTGCTTTTTCTTTTTGTTCCCTATTGAACTTTGCTAAGTCACCTCTAGCAAACGCTTCAGTTTCAGCATCGTCTGTTTCTTCACGAGTTTTACTATAAAGTTTTACTTTTGGTTTCTTAAAAAGTTTAGGTTTTTCAGTTTTAGTTTCTTTTGTTTCCTCAGAAACTTCAACTGTTTTGTTTTCTTCTTTTTCCATTATTTTTATCCTCTTAGGTTGAGTGCCTTATGGATAAGGGTAGCTCACTTCCATATTTTGTGGGCTGATATTAAACTAGATCTTGATCTATTGCATCTGTTTCAGAGGTATCTGGCTGTTGAGCCAACATTCCTCCTTCAGTAGATGCTTGTTCACTATCAGGTGGCACATTTGTTGTATTATCTGATTGTTCACCAGACAATTCTGTTATAAACTGTTGCACTGCTGCTTTTTCATCTGCCCCGTATATTTTTTTAGCATAATTTACTACGGCTGAAACAGGTATAGATACTACTTCTTCACTACTTGTGAATTGATTTATTAAATCACTAGCTTCAGGTGCAATTTTCTTAAAAATAGCTGCATTACTTGGAGATAAAACGCCATCTAACTGTGCTATTTCCGTTTCATTTAAACTTTGTAATCTTTTTTCTATATTTTGATCAGGAACTTGCTCTTGTGAAGCTGTTTGTGCCTGCTCTTGTACTTGTTGGGGAGGTTGCTGTACTTGTAAGCCACTCATATCAGGTGCTTGAGGCATTTTTGGACCTCCTCCCATTAAACCTGTTGTTGTAACTTGTCCTTTTGAGTCAATTGCCATTAAGCCTTTCTCCAATTTTTAATATTTAATTCGTTGTATTGTGTATCATTTACAAAATTACCTATTAACCAACATAAAGGCTCACCTATTCCTGCGTATATTCTACCTAATAGGTCAAAATTACCTTCGTTTAATCTCCAAGCAATATCATTTGCTCTATGTTGAGCAATATGTTTCCATATTTTTCTATATTTTGGATATTTCTGTATATGTTTTACAGTTGGCATTGCCCATATTAAATATCCCTTAATATGATTTTTAGTTAATTTTTTAAATGTAAATTGAACATCTCTTACCCAGTCCTTAGTAGAAAGTTCATGTGTTCTATGAAGTTCCGTACAAATTACTCGACCTCCACCTGCACTATCACTTCCACCAGTCATAGTATTTGCATCTTGTCTTCCTGGGTTAGCTCTTCTTTCAGCTCTAGTTCTAGTATAACCTTTTTCTACAACATTCTCTAATGAATTTTTATAAGCTTTTTGTTGTCCTTTAAATTTTTCTGTAGTTGCATTAAATCGATCCATTCTTGCTTGAGACCATTTTCCTGCATTTTTAGCAGCAGTTTTTTCTCTTGTAGCAATTCTTTTTTCACCAGCTTTTTCTAGATTTCCAAATGCAGAAGTTCTATTGAATCCTGCATATAAACTATTAGATGCGTTTTCTTCTTTTCCAGTTACAGGATCAAATGTAACAATTCTACCATTTCTAGTACTACTAAAATATTGTTTAGCATGTGTTTGTGTAGGTGATTCTCTAACCATACCTGCTACCATTTTTGCTCCAGCAACTATAGGATCTAATACAATTCCTACTGCATTAGCTAAAGGTTTTAATGCTGTCTTAACACCTTTTAATGATGTCGTAACAGTTTTAAGAGCTGTTGTAGCTTTTTCTTTGATACTTGGTTTTTCTACAAAAGGTCTAACAGCATAACTTTTTGCTTTTTCATCCTCATCAATATAAGATTGATCTGGTTTAGCAGTAGTTGAGGTATTATATGGAACTTTAAATGTTTGTGATCCTGATAATGCAGCATCTGCAATATTACCTCTCCAATCCTTTTCTGTTGTTAGTTTTTTAACTTCACCAGAAACTTCTCTCATATTAGGTCTTTGACCTGCTAATTCAGGAGAGTCTTCCATTCCTGTTTTATACTGTGATTTAGTTGTAATTATTGGTGGTTGTTGTCCTTCATTTCCTGAACCACCAGTAAGATCATACATTGGTCTTACATCACCAAATGCTTTTGACGTTTGTGTTTTCATTGCATCAGTTTGGGCTTTTGCAATATCTGTAGTTGATGTTTCTGCTACATTTTCTTTTTTTAACTCAGGTAAATTTAATTTATTTAATTTATTAAACCCAACAGTTTTTAATTGGTAGTTACCTTGAGCATCTTGCTCAAATTCATAAGTACCACCACCCTGTCTTGATACATCCCAAGTTGTTTGTGCCATTATTTATTTTCCTTATTTCGCTTTACCGTTTGTGGTAGGCTGATTAGTTTTCGCACTAAAGCCAGTTTCCCCTGGCATCGGTACAGAGCCTGTTCCGATGTTGCCACCTCCAGCTCCTGTATTGTCTGTTGGCGAAGCTCCTGGAGGAGTTCCTCCCATATTTGCCATTGACCCTTGTTGTCCACTATTGCCTGTATTTTGTTGATTTCCATTTGCCATCCCCATTATGTGTGCATATATAGCTGCTTTCTCTGGATCATTAATCAATTGATCTGGATCAATATCCAAAGCTTTTGCAACTTCTTTTAAACATGTATGCCATTTTACAAAAGGTGCTAACGATGGGTTAGACGCTGTTTGCATAAATGTCATCAGTCTTTGTGATCTAACTTCTTTTTGCATCAGAGAAGAAGTTCCCTGTGCTTTGATATCAAGATCACCTTTAACATCAGGACGATCAATATTAAATTGCATATTCCAATGAAATAAAGATTGCCCTAGGGGCTTTAATAAATAGTCATCAATATTCTTAATAACTGTTTTAATACTTAATGCAGCTGCACCCATTAACATTGACATGCCTGCTGCAGTTCTTGTTGTTGATTGTACTCCTGTTGTACCGTGTGAGTACGAAGGAATACCTGTTGCCTCATCAGCTAATTGTCTAAACCGATCAAACATCATTAAATTCTCATTTGAAGTATTTGGAAACTTAACACCATGGATTGCTGATCCAGGTTGCCCGCTTTGTCTTCTAAATATTTTACCAGGATAGACTTTCATATCTTGACCTGGTGATAATAAAGTTTCATCTACATCAAAAATTAAATTTCCTGATAGTGCTAAGTTATCAATTGCCATTCTTGCATGACCATTCATAACTTGTTGTGAATCTTGCATATTTTCAGGAATACCTACTCCAAAAAATTGGTATGGATTTAATTCATATGGACAAACCATATAAGGTAATCTTTTTGGCGTAAACGGATTCTCTACAATTCTAATTACTTTATTTCCGCATATCCATGCATTTACAGAAATAACAGTTGAATCACTTTCAATTTCAATATCTAATTGTTCTGCTAAGTCTCTTGAAATTAATCCCCAATACTCTAGTACTTCATATCTATTTTTATAAAGAGTTTGTACATTTTCTCTATCATATAGCGAAGATTCATATCCTCTTGTCTGATAGTTCGGACCATTTTCTAAACATTCAAGAATTGCATCTTCTTTAAATAAAGGTTTCTTAATTAATTCTGCAAACTGTTCTCTGTTAAATGAATGCCTTTGAATAACATATTCTGCATCGCTCATATTTGTAGCATTTGGATCTGCATAAAAATTCCAACATGATACTGCTTCAATCGCAGGAAATGCTTTTGATCTTTCCATTGACATTGTCGCTCCTGACTCGGGATCAGAATCATAAGCATATTGTGTTTTTTCAGATGTAAAAGGTCCTTTTAATATTCCAGTTCCTAATAAACACATTTCAAAAAACACATGTCTTAAAACTTTAATTGCTTCACTTTCTTCTAGTTGGTCATGAATAAGTTTTTGCATTTTACCTGCAGCAATACTAGCAGGTTCAATTTGTGGCATTGATTTATTATCAGGTGCAGGTCCTTCTTCAAAACCTAAATCTTTATACTTCTGTGCTAAATCTTTCATTAAAGATTCAGCTGTTGCTCCTTTTGGTAAATCAGTACCATCTCCAGAAAAACCATATGGGCTTTCTGGTTCTTGTGCTTGCCCTTCTGCAGGGGGTTGCTGACCTTGTGGATTTGCTTTTGCAATATGAGCATATTCATCTACTCCTTCAGGAACAGATGTAGGTCTTACTCCAATTGGAAATTTACCACTTGAAAATAAAACTTCTATAATTTGCCCAAATGCAGCTAATACTTTTGTTTTAGTAATTTTAACAAATACTTTTGACTTTTCGCTTTCACGAAATGCCATTTCAGGTCCATACAATCCTCTATAATTTCGATAAGCTTTTAACCATCTCTTCTCGTCATATAGTCTTGCTGTCTCTGCCTGTTGTAATTTTTGTCTAATAAACCCAACAAACGGATCTAAATTACTATCATCCATATTAACCTTGCTTTTTAAATTTTCCTGTAGGTTCTGCGTCTTTTGATTTCTTTAATGTATCTAATTCATCTTCACTAAGAGAAGGATTAACAATGCCTAATTCTTTTAAAGTTTGAAGATTATATTTTTTAAAACCTCTCATTTTAGAAGCATCAATATCTTTCTGAGATATATCCGCTACCAGTGTAGGTTCTTTCTCTAAAATAACTTTAGATTTATATTTATCGAACTCATTATACTTACCATGTTCATTGGTAAATTTCTTTTTATCCAATGTTGATACCATAATTAGTAATCTCTTTGTTCAGCCATTTTAAAAATAGATGGGTCAACTTTATCTTTTTTTCCTAATGCATGATCTGGTCCTAAAGTTCCTTGTTTAACTTTAGCGTTAGGATCAATTGCTAATTTTTCATTTTTGCTTTTAGCAACATCAGGTGCAAGTTCACCATGTTTATATCTTTTATTAATGTCCATGTTTTCTCCTTATTATTTTTTTGTATTATCAGTATGACCTAAAAATTTTCTATCTTTAGGGTTTCGTAAATATTTAATTGTATGCTTTACACCGCCTGCTACATTTTTAATTTTTTTCTTAATTGGGTCGACTGTCATTTTATGTGCAGCTTTTAAATCTTTTAATATAGGATTTTCATATTTCTTCTTTAATTCTTTTTTGACATACTCAAAAGAATCCTTCTCTAAAAAAGGTTTTACTTTCTTTAAAGTTTCAATAGATTTTTTCTTTTTTATTTCCTTGGGTTTTTCTTTTGGTAATATAGCCATAATTAAGGTAGATAATTAACGTCTAAATCACCTATAAACTTTTTATCTTTAGATGATTTTAATTTATCAGATTTTTTAGTTATCCATTTAGATTTTTTAGTTATCCATTTCGATTTTTGATCTTTAAAAGATTTAGATTTTTTAGTTATCCATTTAGATTTTTTATCTTTATCAGATTTTTTAGTTATCCATTTTTTATTATCAGCCATTAGTAATCTTTTTCGTCTGCCTGTTTAAATAAAGATTCTTGTACATGTTCTTTGCCTGATTTAGTAACATAAGCTCCACCTTTATACAGAGAACCTTCTTCAGATTCTAAGTAATTTTTGGATTGGTACTTTCCAGGTGCACATTCGTTAAAGTCAATATTAGTAGGTTGCTGATTTGGTTGCTTACCATCAGCAGCTGCACCAAGATCTCCTTGTTTAACTTTAGCTTTTGGATCAAATTTAGTTTCCATATTATTCCTCTATAGTTTTATTCGTTTAATTGATAGTACGTTCTTTGTTGGGATAGTTGTATAGGTACCACCTTGTTTTACTTCTTTGTTGTCTTCAAAAGCATAATCAGCCATCACTACAGTTGTATCAGCGTCATGTTTAATTAACCATCCTACACTGCAGCATATTGCTGTCTTTGCTTTTTTTATATCAACGATATCAGCCCAACTTGAATCGCTAACAATATCCTCCCAATAAACTAGGTTTAGTGTATAAGGAAAATTCTTTTTATTTGCTTTTGGTATTTTTATTTTTTTTGACACCCTTTTTCTTTTTTAATTTTTCTACAGCATAAAATATTGACTTACCTTTTTTAAGTCCATATTGCCTAATAAGTTTTTTTAAATATGCTTCATCTTTTTTAGTTAGGGGCATAACTAATATCCAAATAGTCTATCCGCTGGTTTAAATGTGTTATCGGGTTTTTGAGAAAATCGTGCTGCATATTTAGTATGCATAGGTCGACTCATACATCCGTATCTTAATGCATCATATGCATGGTCTTCCACGTGAGTATTAATATCTTCTGGATTATTATCATCAAGAGGTAAAATGGGTAATGTTCTAATTAAATTACGACAGGTTGAAAATATTCTAAGTCTAGGCTCTTTTTTAATATCGTCATTTAATTTTAACCTTTTATGAATTTCTAATTTTCCACTGATTCTACTTTTAGGAGTTCGATCTGATGGTCTCCACCTACATCCTGCTTGAATCATTGTTTCTGCAATACTAGGTCCTATATCTCCACGTTTTGCCCAAGTACTTGCATCGAGTACGCCATATCTAATATACTCATCTTTTTCTAATTCTAAAACTTTTTTTGCGAAAATATCTGCTGTAATTTTTTTGGTATACAATTCTCTATAAATCCAAAGATTGTTATCATAGTCAATAGCAAACCAAAGAACACAAGCAGGAGAAGAATAACCCCAGTCAGCAGCACGAAATCTGTGCCAGCCCTTAGGAACTTCAAAAGGTTCAACCACGTGAACACTCTTACTAAATTCTGGAAATGCTGAATCTTCAAATGCATCCCAATCTCCTTCTAAAAATTGTTTACGCTGTACTTCTGGTAATGAAGATAGCATTGCATAATAATCATCTGTCTGCATTAGATAAGGATTATCTTGCAACTTAGCAGGAATAAAACGTCTTGTAATATACTTTATTCCAGAGGGTGTTTTAATTTCTATATTAAAAGCTGTATTCGGTGTAATAGGATCAACAAACATCTCCCGTACCCATTGTGAACCTATGTTACCTGGATTTCCTGTGGCTCGCATATACACAGGTATATTGGGATCAACTGAACGTAATGATGATCTTAAAAAATTATATATATCTGGCGAAGGATATTGTGGAAGTTCGTCTATTCCTATCCATGTGTAAGATTGCCCTTGGTAACGTAAAACATCTGTCATGTTTTCTGCGTACCCGAACTCTATCTTGGCTCCTGACGGGAATCTCCACTCTTTTTCTTGTTCTCTCCATTTTGCTCCTGGGAATGCTCTGCTATATAATCGTTGAGAATGGTTTATTAAATCTCTCAACTCAGGCATTGTTCTTCTGAGTAATAGTGCACGATGATGTGTTTTATCACAATAACGTAGAGGATCAACTAGCATTGCGTAGGATTTACCTCCACCTCGTGCTCCACCATAAAATACTTCTCTTTCTGAAGCAGCTAAGAAATCTGTTTGCGGACCTGAGTTAGGTTTAAAAACAACTTCTTGCTTTTTTACATGCTCCTGAATATTTGGTGAAGCTTCTTCTATTACATCTTCGGTTAATAGTTGTTGCTCTTTGCCGTCTAATGCTTTGTTAATGGTTAACAATTTCCCTTTAACATTTTCTGCATGACGTTTAGCTGAACGGAGTGACTGTTCTGCCTTAGCAACTTTTTTGCGTGATCTTTCTAAAACAAGTTTAGCTGACTGCTTGGCTTTGTGTTTGACTTTCTTCTTTGGCTTGGGAGGTGCTATCTCGTTTAACTCTTTTTCTAAGTCCGACATATGATATATACCTTCCTGCTGCCTTTGTTAGCCATATTGCTACTTCTCTGTATGAACACGTTTTTAAATATTCTTTTGCTTTCTCTAAAGCTTGTAATTCTGATTCTATTGGAATCAAGTAATTCCCTGTATCATCTACTTTATAGCCAAAGGGAATTGTTCTGGCTTTTCTTTTAAGCACTTTTTTTATTTTTCTTTTTTAATTTTTTCTTCTTTAATTTAGATCGGTTGTCGTAATAGTCAGCATCATGTTGATCCCATGTGCCATACTCATCTCTCATAATTTCCATAATACTTCTAGGATCTTCCTCTGGTCCTCTAGCAACCTTGACATTTCTATCTTGGTTCTTTTTTTTATATTTAGGATGTTCGTTTGCGTATACTTTTAATGCCATAATTAGTCCTCAACAGGAGTCACAATGGACTCCTCTGGTGTTTCTTTTGCTGGTAATATAAATATACCATGTACTGCTTTCATATTAATATCTAATTGATCTTTCTTTGTAATACCAATTCTATCTAGGATTTGTTTTGCAGCTTCCATTCTAATGTTAGCATGTGGTGTTGTTCCATCTTCATCGAGCATATCAACCATCTTTGTGGCAGCTTTGGCGGAGTGAGTTGCCAAATAGTTCTCTGCTCTCGAAACAATTTCTTGTTTCAAGTTACGCAAAACTTTAGGATACGAATGTTCTGAATATCCTGCCAATTCCCCTGCCTTTTTCGGATTGCCTCTTGCTTCTCCGAACAATGCGTTTAGAAACTTTTCCTGTGATTCGGTCAAGCTTTTTTTTTGAGTCGGCATTATAGTAGAATCCATGTCTTGCATTTATTAGTTCCATTAATTCCTTAAAAGGAATGTTTTTAGTATTTATTTTCAATTACGATGATATGCTATAAGAAGGTTTTTTCTTTTTTGTAATGTACGTAGATTTTTTTGTAGAACCTTTAAGCTCTGCTAATTTTTTAGCTGAGTAAGACTTACCTTCTTCTTTTCTTTTTTCCATAGCAGCTATTCTTTTTTCTTTAATTCTTTTAGCTCTAGCTTCTTCGTAGCCTGCTTGTGTTGAATAACCACCTCTCATCTTCGTTGCTATTCTTGAAAAGATATTACCTTTTTTAGCTGGTGCTGCTTCCTTTACTTTACTTGCTCTTGCAAATTTTTCTTTTTCTCTAGCACCTTCTAGCTCAGACTTAGTTTTAGTATGGTATGATTTACCTTGCCAAGTAAACTTATCTTTGCCTCCCTTTCTAGCATCAGCAAAAGCTGATTTGAAAGTTGGAGCAGAATAAGCTTTTTTAGAAGTCATAGCTCTTTTAGCTCTCGCTAATTCGCCTGTATTCATTTCTGAATATTTCTTAGCTTGCTTACTAGTCATCTTACGACCAGGACCATATATTTTTTTATGATACTGTTTAGCTTTCTTTCTTCGTTCTTCCTGTTTCTTTTTGAATTTTTCTTTACGAATTTCGTAAGCTTTTTTATTTGTTTTTGTTTGTACCGCCATTGTGTATCCTATTATTATTATTATGAGAACCCTAGGGAATTCTCAATTAGTGGTGCAGTTTAGTGATGACCTCGTGTGCATGTATTATGCGGTTGTGTTTGTGTGTCCTTTTAAAGTGCACCTGATTCTATTATACACACTGATAACCATTTTGTCAAGCAATATTTGTGGGTGTGACAATCTGTCTTAAGAATCATCTTGACAAAATCGGATATGGGGTGTATAATGTACATAGGTACCCCTGGGGGGTCCTTATGTCTATAGTAGAGATATATTTACAAGTTACCCCTAGGGATATTGTCGGGAGATATGTAGAATAAATACCCCGAGATATAGCCCAGAGTATGGTTAACAGGGAAACCTGAGATTTTCTGGTATTGCTATACGGGGGGTCATACAGGGGGGGCTGGTCTCCTGCGTACCCCTAGTTAAATCAAGTGTTCCCCTAAAAATTTTTTAGTTATCACAAAAAAAATTCCCCTAGTGAAATCTGGTTATCACTTGGGGGAACTTTGGGGATCGTAGATTTTTGTAGCTATAAACCCCTAATGTAAACCAAGTTTAATCAGGCATAAAAAAAAACCCCCCTGAAATT